GTTTGTAGCAGCTGCATATCCTGGAATATATTCTAAGATTGTAGCAACACTTGGAGAACATACTAGGAAGTTTGCACCACCTCTTAATGTTTTCTGGTGAATCTTGTTAGATACTTTCTGTAATTTAGTACCTAAAGTTTGGAACCACTGTCCTTGAGTATTGTAGAAATCAGAAGTGTTAGTATCCCACTGTCCGTTTGCCCATACTTTGTTGTTTTGAGCTGACCATCTTTCAGTTGTGTTAGCTTCTAAGATTAACATATCTAAGATCTCTAAGTCAATCTCCATAGAGATGTACTCTGATAATAGTGAAGTTAATTCTGCTTCAGCATCAATTGAATGGTAAGCATTTAAGTCTTGAGCAAATTCAGGAGTCCACTGTGCTTTTAACTTTCTAGTCTTAGCAACAATCGCCTCTGATTGCAATTTAACATCGATTTCTGGAATAGAAATAGATCCGTCTACTGCTCTACCTGATGCAGCTTCGAAGTCACCTCTATCGTTATCTTTCGTTTGTTTAGAGTAGATAACTTTTACTGTTCCTCCAACTGCTCCTGCAGCTACGATGAACTTTACTTCCGTTCCATCTACTGATGTAAATTCTGGTTTTGTAGATACGATGTTTCCACCAACTTCTAAAGCAAATGCTCTAGCTGCTAAGAAATCTGCATCTAATCCATCTAAGTCTACTACTACTGATTCGTAGCTATCTGTATCAAATTCTGCGTCATATCCTACCTCTTCTAAAAGAGATCCTGTTACAGTAGTTGATAATGAAGCACTTGCGTTGTTGATAGAGTAACCGAACTGTCCAGCTCCGTATAAACCTCCAGATACATCCTGATCTTTGATCATTTTTGTAGCTCCTTCAGTTACGTTACCGTACATGTTATCTCCGTCTTGTTTGTTACCTGAAGAATCTCCATATTTGAAGTCTAGGTAAAATACAAGTCCAGAAGGTAAACTCATTGGTTGTACAGATACGAAATCTTGAGCAACGATTTGAGCGAATACCTTTCTTACTAATGGTAGAGCAACTCCAGCCCAGTTTTCACCAGTACCTGCAGTAAATGTAGCACTACCTTGAGTGTTAGTGTTAGCTTCAGCAACAACTTGCTTTGCTTGGTTTTCTAAGATTACTGCCATGTTAGCGGCTTTTTTGCCTTCTAACCCTTCTAGTAATCCTGAAGCTTGCCATTTTTCGGCAAGTTTTGCAGAGTCTTCCAACATTACTTTGTGGGTTCCTCTTGCATCTTCTAATAGGTTGTTAATTTCCATGATTAATTTTTAAAAAATATTATTTAATGATTCCTGCTAATTTTTGCATTCTTAGAACGGCTTCAGAAAGTTGAATTACTTCTGGCTTACTAGCTGTAGTTCCAGTTGCTTTACTAGCTGATCCTTTGTGTTCTTTAATTGTAGTCTCTTTTTTAGTACCTACATTATCAACTACTGTTTCGAATACAAGCTTAACTTCTTTTACAGTTTCAGCTTTATCAAATGCAGCAATAACGTTTACTTTTTGAGACTCTGAAAGGTTCTGAGCCTTAAAGATTTTGTTGACATAAAGTAATTTAGCATTTAGAATGTTTACCTCATTTAACTCTTTCTTAAGAGTTTCGATAGTTTCTAATGCTTCTTTCAGATCAGCTACTCTATTAATGTTGTAGTCTTTTCCGTCAGATTCGTGATTAACTTGAACACTAGTGTCTTCCTCTACAGTCTCTTCGTCTTTGTCGTCTGCAGATTCTTCCATTTCTTTCTCGTCTTTCTTACCTTCTTCAACTCCATCTTCAACAGTTGGTTCTTCTGAAATACTTTCTAGTTCTCTAATTAATTCGTCTAGATCGATTTCTTCTTCGTCACCTCCCATTTCAGGTTCGTCTTCCATTCCTGGTTCTTCTACTGGTGCTTCATCTCCCATTCCTTCAATATCACCACCGTCCATATCGTCAGCAGGAGCGTCTCCGCCTACCTCTTGAGCAATAATGTCTCTGATCATATCTTTGAATTGGTCAACTGAAAGGTCTTTTAAGTCTTCGTCTCCTTCAACTTCTTCCCCTTCTTCTTCACCAGGCTCTTCGATTGCGTCTTCAGCTCCGTCTTCAGATTCTTCTGAATCATCCTCGGCTGGTTCTTCGTCTTCTTCAGCTTCTTCTACTGTAGTAAATCCGTCGTTTTCCTCTATAGCTTCGTCTTTTTTCTCTTCTTTAGATTCTTCCATCTCTTTTTCGTCTTTATCAGACTTTTCAGTGATTTCAGTTGACTCTTTTACTTCCTCTACTTCGTTAACTACTTCTTCTTCGATTTGGTCGTTATCCATTTCTTGAAGTTTTGCAGCCAACATATCTTTTAAGTGAGGCGTTAAAGTCTCTTCTAAAGCTTCCTTAGCGTTAGCAATAGCGGCTTCACGTACAGATTTCGCTTCAGCAATAGCTTGCTTGAATAAATCTTTGTTTGCCATTTTAAATAAATAAATTGTGATTTCGTATAGCTATTTAGAGCTATAATGTGAAGTTTAAATTTTTTCTAATACCATATAGATG